CTGAAGGTCCATGAAACGTGGGGGTTAACAGTAGCATTAAAACCAAAATTTCCTGAATCTGCGCCTAGCGTATACCCCGTACTGTTAAATGATGTAATTGTGTCAGATTGTGTAAATTGCGAACCTGCCAAATTACTAAAACTTATTTTATTTGAGCCACGAACAGTATCAGTAAGTGGATGTCCTTGAGCAACAGTTCTTATTTTTGTCCAAACCAATCCACCATTACCCGCCAAGTCAATCCCGTTGGTAATAGTCTGTGATGCACCTGTACCCGTATAAAGGTATGTGCTAAACACTTCTTCAATGTAGTTTGGGATAATAGGAACACCACCACCAAAGGCATCGTAACTAGCCGCACCAGAAGTTGCTTGTAATGGCATGGTTTAAGCCTTAAATTGTGTGTTGCTTGCCAAGACTGTGAAAGTCGCACTTGCCGTTTTGATAATCAAATAACGATAAGAATCAATGCCACTAGCATTACCAGCAGTAGGCGCACCACCTAACCACCTAGTAGTAACACCAGATGTAGTGCCATCAACTTGCACAGCAGAATTGTAGTAAGCAGTAGAGCCTTGAGTAACCAAGAAAGCCACAGTCATTGATTGACCTGTACTCATTAAAGTATTCAATGATGTACCGCTAGAGCCTCTGAAGTTAACTGTCCAGTTAGCACTTGCGTCACTTGTGTAATACAAAACAGACTGAGTGGTAATGTCGTAGTTGATTGTTCCAGTAGCCGCAGTTGCTGATACTGTAGCCACCTCTGCCGCATCGTTTAGAACAATGGCTGTTTTGCTACTAGAGCCTGAAAATGTATTGGTTCCCGTAAAGGTTTGATCTGCTGCAAGCGCAACATCACCAGGAGCTGCAAAGCCCAATGTTCCAGATCCGTTGGTCTTTAAAACATAGTTTGCTGTAGAGTCGGCAGTAGGCAATGTAAAGGCAGTAACAAAGCTCTGCAAGTTTGCATCATAAGCCAATACATCTGTGCCGATTGCTAAACCAAGAGCAGTTCGTGCGGCTGATGCAGTAGCACCACCAGTACCACCTTTGGTAACTTTGAGGACAGGACCAGCATCAAACAATGCGTCAATAGAGTCTAGATCAGTATTGATCTTTGTACCCCATGAATCTGTGGATGCGCCAACTTCTGGCTTAGTTAAGCCTAGGTTTGTGGTGGTTGTATCTGCCATTTTTTACCCCTAATAGTCTGAACTTTATACAGAAACTGTTGTCCAAGCTTCGGACACATCTGATTCTGTTTCCCATTTCTTTCTAGCATTAATCACAACGCTAGAAGTATCATTAAGTACTGCCCCAAAATGCACAATGCGGTTATATTGAATATTTAAAGTACTTATATCAATGATAAAAAGATTGCCAACCGCATCTAATCCACCTGCCGCAGTCATTACAGAAGTATCAACAACTGCAAGTGACGCACTTGAAATCTTTTCCGCACCTACAGATACTGTACTGCTTGAGAAAATCTCAAACTGAGCATCCTTAATATTCTCACCAGCAACAACTACAGTCGAGGCAGAGACAATAGCAAGCGCACCTAAGTACGCTCCAAAGGAGTAAGCTCCTCCGCTATAATCGCCACGCCCGTAAGCAGCCATGTTATGCCAATGTTATAGACAAGCTAGAAGCAGGAATGCGGAAAATGTCTCCGTCATTAATTGCTTTTGCAGTAGTCAAGGGAGCCCAAGCAAGCAAAGTGCCACCAGTTGAAGCAGTAAAAATACCTGCCCAACCAATTGTTCCCCAATTTCCACCAGAGGCAGCGGCAAACTCAATTGCGGCAGCGTTAGTGAAAGTTGTTGCAGTACCACTACCAGAGATGGTTCCTGTAACTACACGGGCATAACCATTACCAGAAACTTCTGTACCGCCACCAGTATCACTAGGTGCGGCAGTAAACAACCCCACATACCAAGCGGTAGGGCGAGTTGCAGAACCTGTTGTAAACAAGTAGGTTAGTGCAAGATTTTCTGTGTAGTCTGTAAAAGATGACATTTTTTATCCCAAAGAACGGGCACGAACAAGTGGAGTTGAAGAAACAGATGCCCTTTGATCTGCTACCTCAATGTCGCCCAAGGAGTTGACATACATCTGACTCCATACTGGTAGACGTTCATCGTCTTTCAAATATGGTGCAGCCTCCATGAGCGCACCATACAGGTACAAGTCTGGGGCATAAGCTAAAAGCCAGTTGCTTGTGTTTGAATCACTCAACGCAGGAATCTTAGCATAATATGTAAGTTCTGCGCTATATGTTGAATCTGGAGTAGGAATAAACTCCAATTGCGTACCAGTAATTGTGTAATATGCTGGTTGACCAGTAGAAACGTATCTATTGGCCTTTAACTCATCACCATAAGCCTCAGTTACAAACTGTAATCTGACTATGGGATTTGTATTTAATTGGAACTCTTTGGCCTGTAGCCAATCAGCAGGATAGGCAAAGAACGCTGATTCAATCTGTCCTTCAGCACGTTTAATCATTTGGCGAGTACGCAACTTGCGGTTGAATTTGGCTTCTGCAATGGTAATAAAGCTTGGAATAACAGAAGTCAGGTCATCCCGATTAAGATAATCTGCTATTGTTGCTTTAAGCCCTGCAAAAGTATCAATTGCCATTTTCTACATCCCTACACGCTAGTGTATGCTCATGTTTGAACTCAAATGTTCCAATATGGAAGATTTCCTTAGAAAGATCTTGATCCACATAAGTTTTATGCCCATTCTGGGCGGCTCTACGGCAAAACCATACATCTTCACCAATGTAGTCTTCCGCAGCAGGAACCCAAGGGATAGCAAACCAAGGATATTCCATAGATTTATAGACTTCGGATTTGACAAGCATTACACCCATCCCGCAGTAGTCTACATCAACAAGTCCTGTTGAATCGTCATCAGTATATACCCGATTTATAAATGTTGCATCCATGTCTGGGGTATTTTTTTTCACCGCAATTGGTTCTGTCGGGAATCTACGTTTTGCATAGTTTCCGCAGACAATACCAATATCATGTTTTAACAAGCGAATGATGGAATCTTTTGGAAACCGCATATCGCTATCTAGCCACAGGGTATGTGTACACTCAGCCGCAATAGCATCCCTAGCTAAATCCTGACGTTGTGCTGACAACAAAGTGCCAGAGCTAGTGTAGATCACTACTTTGTGATTTGTTGTACCTACAGTAAATCCGACTAATCTAGCCAAATCAAAGGCAAATCCAGAATTAACAAAGTCCCGTGTTGGGACTAATATCCCAATGGTCTTACTATCCATTAAACTTCTCCAGGTCTAGTGCGAAATGCACGATTATCAGGGTCATTGAGCCAACGCTTCATGTAAGCTTGGTCATCAAGTTTCCCTTCCGCTTTCATTTGATAAAACAATGCCATTGGAATAGATGCAATATGGTGCATATCGCCCTTCCAAGTAGCCTTCTCATCAAAAGAATTGAATTTATCTTTGTTGTCTGAAACTATCTGAGTCGCATCAATAATTGTCTCAATGGTAGCTTCGTCTTTTTCGGCATCGTAATGCCACATCTTGCGAGTACCAGTTTCAGTATTAATGTCAAAAAGTTTTGTGTGCATATATAAAAAAAGGGTGGGTTATTAGCCCACCCAGTTGTTTCAGATTAGGTCTGAATTGTTGAGTTCAAGTCATAGACAGCGCCATGAGCTTTCTCATTCTTAACTTTCAAGCCCCACTCACACAAGAGCATACGCTTCTCAGCATCACCTGTCTTAGCCAGTTCAACTGTCTGGAAGGGACGCAGATAGCAAACGCTTGCGTATTCAGGATCAAGCACGAAAACATCACGTTCACGTTGGAACCTGTTGGGAACGATACTCACATTTCCGAAATCGGAAACATAAATATCTGCTGCGCCAATCAAAGTAGCGGGTTTAGCACCACCATTGATGTTGAAACGGCTAGAAGCGATACCAGCCATCTTAGACAAGTTCTGCTTGTTAACAGGACCAGCCATAACGATGGAAGGTGAGCCGCCTTCTGTCCACACCTTCTGAATTACATCCTTCAGCAATGCTTCGCTGAATGAACGCAAGTTAGTAGTTGTAGCATCAGTACGAGCTGCATCAGGGATAGTAGTGTATGAAGGATCACCACCACCAGAACCTTCGCTTGTATTGGTCTTTAAGAAGGCCAACAGACCTGCGGTCTTACGTGCGGCAGATGTAGAACCAGCAGTAGCGGCTTGGTTAGCCAACATTGTGGAACACATATCACGCTTAATTTCCGCAGATTTTTTAGCCATTTGATAGCTCAATTCTGAGCGTCTGCCTGCCTTGTCAACAGCTTCCAATGTACCAGCAATGATTACATCCTTACGGCTAATCTGGGTGTAGTTGCCCAAACGAACTGTAGCTGTAACTGCTGTGAAAGAAGTGATGTCATCGCCTTCAATCTGTGCATTGGTTGTGCTGGCAGCGGCCAGATCATCGGTTTGCCATTCAAAGAAAGTGTTGGTTACGTTCTCACGTCCAACATTGCTCATGAATGGAGTCTCTTCTGGAGAGATCTGATAAATGACGTTTGAAAGATCTTCCCGTACACCCTTTGCGTCAAAGCGGGTGTAGGTGTTTGTAATAGCAGCCATGATAGGTCCTTAAATAAATTTCTCGAATAAAGATGCGGCATCTCTGACGCTTCCAGTTTGTGCAAGACGCTTTTTTGCGTTATTTATATCACTAGACTTAGAACTCACGCTACCTGCTGAACCAGGAGTGACCATCTTCGGGGCTTTTTTAATCTTTGCTTGGAATTCTGGACGCTTACTCATCATCTGGTCATACTTCCACGCTTTGTGAAGCGCAAGTAATGCCCTTGAATCCGTAATGCCGTTCAGTTCCTGCTCTGAAAAACCTAAATTCTGACCATATTCCATTAAAGCTTTGCCCTCTGCCTTGGCTTTTTCAGGAGAACTCCATTCTGGAATTTTCTCTTTCAACCGAGACACCTCGGTAGCCATGACTTGTTGCATAGTCTTTTGTAGTTCAACTTGTTGCACTTGGTTGAGCCTTTGTTGCTCTGCTTGAACCGCATATCTCTGTTGTTGCCTACGCTGATGAGATGTCCATTGACGGGCATATT